ATATTTCTTGCTAGTGAAACTACATTTTCTCTTAAAGTTGCACTATCAAGGAAACATTCATTAACTGCCATGTTCGTATTGTAGGCAGTAATGTATGAGTTATACGCTAGAAGGTCAATTAACGTTGAAAAGTTAGACCCCTCAAAGTCAAAATCAGAGAAATCGCTGTTTACACGAAGGTAATCTTTAATTTGTGCCCTTAGATCAGCGAAATCTAAGTTTGTAAACTGGTTAAATGACATTATATTCTAGTTGATTGAAGAACGAATTCTATATTTTGTCTTGGAACGGTTAATCCCACAATGTTATAAGAAATAGTTACCGTCAATTCATTGGTATCTAAAGGATATATGACCTGAACCGTTGCTCCATCTATTCTAGGTTCATAGTTTTCAAGCAAAAGTTGTATATCATCTTCCAAAACAACGGCAGTATCTGGATCTTGTTGTTCAAATAACGAATCTTCTAGTTCACTTCCCAATAATTTTTGATAAAATCTTTCACCAACCCGTGTTCGGACTAAATTCGTCACAGATCTTTTAATTGCAGCTTCATTTGTAAACACTCCAATATCATCCGTTACTGGATGGCGAACAAATGAGAGACTTATATCCTTAAAAGCCTGACTATTTTGTAATCGGGTGTCAACTTTAGCCATTTTCGGTCAAATTTTGCTTTCTTTTAGCGTCATGGAGAAAATCTCCTACAACTTCACGCAATAAATTGTCCTTTTCTTCGGGTTTATCAACTAAATCCTTGAAATTAGAGCTAATATAGTCAATTTTGATATGATCGTTATGCATTTCCTTAAGAAAGGTAATATCATAATCTATTTAGCGACAAAAAAACACCTTTAGGCAAGGAACCCAAAGGCGTTTGATTAATATTCGGTTTTTATTAACCTGCAGCTAGTGGAGATTGGGCATTATTGTTAATTGCGGCACTCTTTTTACGTGCTTGGGCACTTACATCGTACTGTCCTTTTACACTACCGCTACCATGCCCAGAACTTACTACGTTATGGGGTGCTTTTGTTGGATCTGAATCTGCCATTACTACTCCATTTTGCTTGATCGTATCTCTATTTATACTTTAAGGTGTGTTTTACGCCGAAATTTTACTCTGGAGATGCTCTAAGACGTTCTGGAGAGACACCTTCATTAATATGAAAGTTTAATCTCTCCTCGGCCTGTTCCTTGGTGAGGTGTTGATCCCTTTTTTCATCAGGGATCCCCCAACCATTAGTACCCAACTCCATTACTTTGTATAAACGGTCTGCCATAATTAGATTATACGAGTTTTCTCATGGCCAACACGGATTTTTGGATCACACCAGATCTCAAATCCTGCTTCTTTCGCATCGAGACAGAAAGAAACGTCTTCTCCACACATGTCTTGGACATCACCAGACTCAAAGACCTGCATTTTAGGAGCAAACCAAGGATACTTCATCTCTTTATGTTCAAATACTCCATGTTTAATGAGAAGCCAACCAAATCCTGTGTAGTCAACTGTGAAAGGCTTTCTACGACGAGAGATAGACTCAATAGTCTCGTGGTTCATGACTCCACCATTCTTAGCAAAGTCCTCTTCTTCTAACCAATGTGCAACCGATGTAGTCTTTCCATCTTCTGTGCAATACCAACCAGCAGCAATATCCTTTTGCATCCATACCAAACGGTAGAACTTCTCAGTATCGAAAACGATATCGGAGTCAATCCAGATTTGATAGTCGTATTTTAGTTTTCCGTCCCAAGGAATTTGATCTGGGCCTCGTAGAACATTTGCGCCCAAACACTTACAACGTGCAAAGTTGACCATTGAGGAATAGTCTTGGGAGATTTGGATACTAGATCCATTTTGAACAAGGTCAAAACATAGTTGAACGAATGCTTTTAAGAAGATATAAGAGACTCCTCTACCAGGCAGACAGAAAACAAATGCTTTTCCTTTCGCTAATTCTTTTGCTTTACCCAGATCGAAGTCGTCCTCAACTTTCTTCGTTTTCGGGGCAGTAGCTTTTACTGTAAATCCTTTAGCCATAACATGTATTCAGTACATAGTAAGTATACCACGGTCAAATCATTTTGTCCATAGTGTTATATTATATATCAAGCTTCTTTTGATAGAAATTCTTGACTGTTTTCAGTGCCTAACAACATTCCTTGATCGTAAATACCCTCTATTTTATTACTGTTTAGTGCAATATCACCAGCCAAAGATATTCTTTTCTCATCAGTTAAGAAATGTGGGTAAACCGCATGAAATAAAGCACTTGGAAACAGTAACATATGACCTTCATTGTACTGTTTTTCCAATTTCCAGTTAGCTTTACAGTGTCTTCCTGTTATATCTGAGTAAGTTAGTATAAAATCACCTGCTTCAGGGTGCATTGTATTGTGAACTTGCTGTTCTTCAGTAGCAACAGAGGGTATTTTTAACCAAACTACGAAAGAAAATACCGCATCATGGTTATGTAATGCTTGATATTGACCTTTTGTAGTAGAATTTACCCAGAATTTCTGAAAAGTAAGGTCATGAATATGTGTTGACTGCAATCTTGTGGGAAAACCCCACTCTTTTACATAATAATTGATGGCAGGATCAAGAACGGTCTGTTTAAATCGATGTTCATCATCAACTAACATCCATTGTTGCATCCCTTGATCAGCATCAATTTCATATTTTTCTATAAGATGGTAAAGATGGTCAATATGTTCCCTCTCCAGAGTTACATCTAGCACTCCGAGATTGGGTAAAACCCTTTTTTCAATCTTCATTTTGATTTAACCACCTTAATTTGTTCATTTTTAAGTTCATCATCAGGATAATGAGTAAAATACGCTCTTAAAAACTCTAATTTGTATTTTAAATCATGTTCACTGACTTCTGACATGATTTCTTTATCGCCTATAAAGACGTTATAAGTATTCATCTTCCCAAATCGCCATCATATCTTCTAAATCTTTCCTTATGTTTGGATGGTACATAAGGTGATTATCGTTTTCGAGTCGGTATTGAATTGATTCATAGATTAATTCCAACTCGCTTACGTCCAGATCAATATTCATCTGCGAGTAGCCCTATTTCATTCTATCTATAAATTTAGATTTCTTTAGTACTAGGATTAATTAACGCATGAGTACTATGAGAATTTAATACAATATCCCCAGCAAGAGAAATACGATAGTCTTTTGTCGTATAATGTGGATACACAATATGATTCATATCGCTTGGAAATAACATCATCCTACCTTCTGCACCTTTACTAAGAACATAGTTCTTTTTTTGTAATTGTCCACAAGTATCAGGGTATACAATAACGAAATCACCTGCTTCTGGTCTGAACCCCATTGATGCAGAACGTTCTATTTCTTGATCAAATGGAATAGTTAACCATACTACAAAGGTAAAAATCCCTTGATGATCGTGTATACTTTGATATTCGCCTTCATTAGATGCACGGCCCCAGAACCTACTGAATGATAGGTCATGATAGTGAGTCGTTTTAAGTTTAAACGGAGTTCCATACTCGTCAAAGTACTTTTGTGCCGCAGGCATTAAACAATTGTTTTGGAAATATAAATCATCATCATTCATGGAGAACTGTTTATCTTCATCGTCTATCTCTAGAAGTTTCCTACCATCCCATTTAGCGTTGGGTGTGTACTTATGGACAAGTTTCCACAGGTAATCTACTTCTTCTTGTTCTAATATACATTGCATAACACCGTAGTTAGGCAAGTCTTCTATATCACAACTCTTCATTATAATCTCTCTCTATACTTGGCACGACCAGTAACCACCTTCTCCATTTGTTCGGGACTATAGTGGCCAATATAATAACCTTGTTTCTCTAATTGTTTAGATGCATTGTCTAAGTCAGTAATCCTTTGTATCATTACTATAGTATACATTCCATCTATCTTAGTTAATAACCATATATCTTTTCTCTGTTCATTCAGAAACGTGTTGAGTCCGTCAACGCCGCCGCTCATTTGATCAGGATTTATATGATTTGCATTAGATTTAGCAACAACTAATACTATATCATGTTTATTAATATCAAAACTGTCACATTCCCTGCTAACAACTTCCCAAAAGTCATATGCAGAATAGTAATCATAGACTTTAACGAATTTTATTCTACCTTCATCCCATGCCTTCTTTGCGAAGGGACAACGAGGGCCAGTATACTCAGGTAAGTCTTGCCTCGTATGATCTTCGTCGGTCTCCTGCAACCAATTGATCCAATCATTCGTAAAGTCTTCAAGATGATCTAAGACATGTGCCATTAAAAACTAGCCTCTTCATACTGTTCTAATTGATTTTCACTCACTTCACTGTAAGTAATACCATCCCAATAAGAATGATATAGTCTTCCCCATATTACTTTAAACTCCTCAGCATTTAAATTCTTGAATAAACACCTATCGTTTAGGTAGATATGGTATGTTTTCATGTCTTTCTCCTCGGTACTTGGATAGTCCATGCTGGTGCAACTAAATCAACTAGTTCAAAGTTGTCCTCAAAGTATTTCTTTCTTGCCTTTGCTTCCTTCTCTAATCTCATTAACTCTGCTTCTCTGCCAGGTTCTGGAGAGATCTCGCCATAATGGGGACGATTGGGGTTATCCTCATCCATATACTCTAATATAAGGTCATCAATCATGCCATAAAGAGTATCCCATGTAAGACGAATACGTGCATCAATAGCCACTTCGTCTATATCATCCTCAGTCATCTCTAACTTAAGGACTCCTGCCCTAATTGCAACTAACTCATTCAAGTTAAATTCAATTTTGATATCATTATACATTGCAGACATGATTATTCCTCAAGGTCAGGTAATTTCTTTTCAACCCAGTGTTCTGAGTTATCAATACCAGCTGCAGTAACATACCTCATGATATGCTCATCTATCTGATGGTAGATTGGATGTAGATCCAAGTCCATATTAATATCATGTGCTATCTGTGATACCTGATCTGCTGTAAAACAGTGATCTGGATGTAATAGATCACAACACGGAATTCTTTTTTCGATTAACTCATTTAAGTTAATACGAATCTCGTAATCTCTGTAGACTGACATAGTTGTTTCGTTATGGTTCTAGTATATCACATAATGTGCCTTCTGTCATCAGCCTATGTCTCTTTCCTGTGGACTTTGCTCTTGCTTGTGCTGACCGAAACGCATCTCTCTCATTATGTTTAGTTACCAAGTGTCTCCAATGGCCGAATTGATCCTGCCATTCTATTTCATACTTGGGCATTTTTTTATACCTGAAAAAATATTTTAATACTAATAATATATAGCTCTCGCTTTTGGTTCGTTGTAGGTTAGGGACTTAAGCGCTTTTATAACCCGCTCATCGCACATCAGGGAGCAGCATAAGAAAGCAAATCAACCTGCTCATTTGCTACAATTAGTATACCATGATTGCCCCTCTTAAGGCAAGCAAACTGTTTCGCATGAGTTTGATATACTTTTCCACAGCATGATTGCCTCCTTAAGTTGCTCAAACATGAAAAAAGGGTTAGTGTTACCTAACCCCTGTAATATGTCTTAGATTAATGTAGCATGCTTGCTGTTAATCTTGCCTCGGTTTGTGTTAGTTCTGATGCCTTTAGTTTGTGTAAACCAACAATCAGATTTGCGAGGTTTGTTAGCAGGAAGTCGTACATATTTGATCTTGTTTTGTGTATCCAAGATCTGCAAATCTAGTCTTGTTAATGTGCTCAAATCAGAAGGTAATTGCATGTGGAAAAAGTAATAACGAACTGTGGAAAAGTGTAAGGACGATTGCTTAAGCAACCTCTAGACGATTGCCTTGGTCAATGAGCACCATACCATCAACAAAATCAACAGTTTGGTTATACATTGAAACGAACCAATTCCAGTTCTTTTGAAATACTCTTGCCCCGTACATTACCTCACTAAGTAAAGCATTCAAACGACTTTTTGTCGTTACTGTTTCATAACCACAAGACGAGATTTTAACTGCCTTTGTGTTATGATCTACAGTGGCAATTTGATGACCATGTAGCGAAATAGTGGAGCAATTTGTAGAGTCATTGTAGCAAACTGTTGTGTTTGATTTGCTCCAATTAGTCTTGCTGATTACAGCGTTGTTCATTGCTCTTTCGATTTTACGCATTTGGTCTTGTTTGTATTACTCTTATAATATAAACGATCTATGGGAATATATCAACAACCCTTGGACCACTTTGTCCACTGTCACACCTTAAGTATTACTAACCGTGCCTCACTAAGTATAACATTGTTTGCGAGTATTTGCAAGGCATTTGAGCAACTTAGTGGGAATATTGCCCTATGTGGGGATATAACGACTTTCTTGCCTTTTGAGGGAATTCGTGTTATAATGCGCCCCAAGATGACTATAATTTGCTACCTTTATTCAACGTTAATTACAAAAGAGATAGAGCACACAACTATGTTTTTTTAACCCTTTTTAAATATAACTTAAATACATTACTTTTCCACATAAACTAACAATAACTGTGGAAAACTATGCTACATTTAGTGGATAAATTACCTCTCTTATGTGTTAGTTTGTATAAGGTAATTACACGAGGCACGATATCATTTAGTAACCCTTATTGTCTCTCTGTAGATAACATATTTTATCATACAGTTGTTGACACATAGAGTAAATATTGCCTGACTCATTAACATTTACGTCATCATATTCTTTGAGCATTGTTAACACTAACATCTTCAACATTGACAACTCTTGAGCATTAAACTCTGAGTTAATTAACCGTTCTAAATGTGCTCTATGGGTCATAAGATTCCTGATCAATTTCTAATACATAACCGTCATAAGTATCTTCAATAAAGTTATCATCAGAATCACTCAATCGTTTAATGAATGCTTCAGTTGATTCTACTATCTTTGGATTCTTCGTTATTACTTTATCCATGACGATTACCCCTCTTAGTTGTTACTTTCTTACAGGCAATTTGTCCCAAGTTCTCTACATAAACCTCTTTAATTCTCTCATTCACATTATCATCCAGTTCAAGCAATTCTCTCCAATTCCAGTCACTTGGACTTGTACAGTTACTATCATTAACCGTAAAATCTAATGTTACTCTATAACGTGTAACTTGTGTGTTTGATTGTGTTAGCGAGGACATAAGAAAGAGGTGCGAAGGTGTTAATTAATTCTAACAGATATTTGTTATTTGTCAACACTTTGTTAGTCTTATTATGTCTACTTCGTTGTTATTTAGTGGGGAACATTGTCAGGTTCATGTATATTTACAAAACGGCACTTATGGTCTTAAAGTGTTATAAATTCGGCGGCGTTCGCCTCAAAGGGACTAACAATAATGAGAGACAAATAAAGACGAGTAAATGTCAATTAGTCTCAAGGATTAGTAAACCCTCATTAACACTGCCAGGCGGTTAATAAGACCTATGTGGATGTATAACTGTGGCGGCACTATCTAACACATTAGACGTAATAATACGGGCGTTAGTTCTTATATTGAATGTGTTACTAAGTAACATTAAACCACCAACAAATAAACCGATTGTTTTCATTTAGTGTGCCTCCTGAGTAATAAATTGTGCTGGTCTTTTGGTGTTCATAGTAACAGCGAAATTGTGATTGTATAGTCTGTTTTGTATATCCTCATCCCATGTATTAATATCAATCACTTCTTTAATTATGGTTTGTCCGTTGTTAGTTATGACCTTTAATATCTTATCTTCGATTAACTTTCCCATCCAATTCTTTGTTGGATAGTAGTCAACAACTGTTTGACGATTAGGTGAGGTTAATTGCATAATAAAAAGGAAAATAGTGTGGATAAAGTTAAGCGTACATTTCTAAATCTTCAAAACTATCATGTAATGCTGATATGCAATCTGCTATATCAACTTTATAATCTAATTCTTCAATCATATCCCTTATTTTTAAATAAAGATCAAAATATTGCTTATCGTCAGTAACTTTGCGATCAGGAAACTCTTCACTAATAAATCTCATTTTAGTTCTGAGAGTTTCAACACTTTGTTTAGTTGATTGTTGCATAATGATGATAATAAAGGACGATTAATAAAAAAGATATGTATCAATTACTGACACATATCTTCAAATCTTTGTTGTGCAACTGCACCAACATATTCTTCGAGGATTGCTACATCCTGAGTCTGTAATTGTTTGAAATTTGGTGTAACTAACTCTTCCCAAACTTCATCAAATAAAGACTCTAGAATTGACTCATTTTGAATACATGACATAGGGTAAACCTCATTTGATACATTTATAATAACACCAAAATAGGTGTTATGGCGGGAATAGTGGACAGTTTGATAACTGTCATTTAGTTATTCTTTTCCTCCTCACTTTCTCCTATACTGTTTAACAATTCACGATAAGTTTCAGCATCAAATGATAACTCTATCTCCTCTTTCATTTCCATTTGATTTTGCTTATCAAAATCTTCTTGTAGAGTTTGATATACAAATTGTTCCATATCTTTGTAGTCCATACTATCAATAATTGTTTGACAATATAGATTCTTAAGTATCTGTAACTGGAATGAATTTAATGTCCTATGCTTTATAATTACCTTGGCATCTAACTCACTAGTTGTAGCATTAGGATTGGCATGTTGAGTGTAATTCATGTTAGATAGTTATGTAAAGTACGGTGAGGTTTGATATACTTCCAAGTCTGACAATCAACTTCTTCGTTATCAATGTAACAACGAACTTTGCCTTGATTGTTTATACTTTGAGGTGTAATATCTTTGGATTGATTCCAAAAATCATCCCAGTCTTTAGGGGAATTTGTAACATCTTCAATCATCAATCTTCCTCCTCTAGTAGATAATCAATGTCATCATCTTCATCCACTAAATCTTCTTCATCAACTGGAAATTCGTTGAGTTTGTAGATACTTAGTGAGTTAATCATTGACCATACTTTCTCACCAGAGAGCATATGTTCATTACATATATGAGCAACTGTATCCTCTACATATTCGAGGATTGTTGTTGCTTCCTCTTGTAATTGTGCATCCATTGTGTTAATTAGTAAAGAACAGTTGTTAATAAAAAAGAACTAAGGTTTAATCCTTAGTTCTTTTATACATTTCGTAGATTTTGTTACCTACGGATGACATTAATTCTGCCTCAGTATCACCATAATCTTGATAATCAGCAAGGGCAGAATCAATAGCATCCCACTCGGCGTCAGTAAAAAATGACTTAATTGTTTGTAATTGATCGAAAGAATAATCTCTTACAAGTGTCATAGATTGCTCCATTGATTGTTTACTCTGTTATTATAACCGATCTGGCGGTCAATGGCGGGAAATGTGGTCAGTTTGCATACTGTCACACATTTCATTGCTCATTGGTCGGTATGTTGTCATAATAGGTATCAACAATGCCTTCGAGTTTCTCAAAGATACTATCAATTTCCTTAACAACTAAACACTCTGTTTTATAATCTTTGTAACCATCAATTAGGGTTTCTAGTGTACATAAAATAACACCAATTTCACCCTCAGTTAGTGTTACATTGTGAGGACGATCTAGTTCCTCTTCAATGTTAGCAATGTACTGTGATCTTTCCATGATAATTAATACTCAGAGCGGGCAGTAAATGGTGTAATGTTATCAACTACACGTTGATTAGGATATATTTTATATCCTACTACTTGTGCTTTAATAACGTTATCTGTTTCATAATAATAAGCAGAATTCAAATATGCTTGTATTTCTTCACATAAATGTTCGCCATTTACGTCATCATTATCATCAACAATAATGTTACAAGTGTAAGTAATTTGTCTCATAAGTAGGTCTCCTTAGCATTACAAATAGCATCAAATAGATTGTCAAATGTTTGAACATCAAAGTCATCACTTTCATTAAGTGTATCAATGATTTGCTCTTGAGAGCACATAATATTGTAGAGATGTTGATATTGACCTTTAGTAAGATCAATATTTAATCCTTTAGTTTCTGTTTTCATTGTTACCATCCTGAAGTGAATTGTGGTTGCTCAAGTATAATATCTCTGACTCTTTCTCTATCTAAACTATCACCA